CTTTTGATATCCCTTCATTTACTTCAAAGGGAGTACCATAGTGTTTGCTATCTTTAAATTCGTAAGTATATCCGTGATCTTTACAAAACTGTATAATTCTATCTAATAATCCAACATATATGTCGCCAGTTTGAGTGCTGAATAATCGTATCTTGCCATCCCAAAATTTCTTTTTGTAGGCAGGAGAAAAACTTGCACCAGGTACATCAAATGTAAACTGGTCTGCTAATTCATAGTAAATATGTATTTCTGCGTCTACATGAAGATATACTTCATTCTTCTTTGATATAACCAAATGTGACATAACATAATGTTCATTTGGAAATATTTAGTACCCCTTGTCAAGCTACATACCTGCTTGAAATCTATTCCATTCTATTGCATTTTTAATCTGGAATGTTCTATTAGAAACGTTTTTAATTATTTCTTCTAGAAATTTTAATGTGGCATCATAATATCTTATCTTCAAATCCAACTTAGTTAATTTCTCATCAGCATCCAGATGCCTCTGTATTGCATCCTTTTCTCTAACCTTATACGGAAATGGTTCTTCAGCATAAACTTCTGCTGGTGCCTTTCCTGTGTAGAAATTATATCTTTCTAATTTTACTCTATTATAAGAATCCCTTGCTTTCTCACGCAACAAAGTAATAGTATTATAAAGAGTGTAATACTTTGAATGTAATTGAGGGATTTTTAAAGATTCATCATGTAAATTATCAGGATCAATGACAGCATCACGCTCCCACATCTCCTGAATTTTGTCAAGGTTCATAAAATACTGACCACCGAGAAGGATTATCTGGACATGAAGCGTTTGGAAGATGGCATTTTAATGTCATAGCACAATTACAAATTGTACATTGGTTACGTTTATTAAACTTAGAACACTTCTTACATATACTGATTCTTTCTTCATAAATTTTACGAGGTACTAAAATCTGCATAATACTATTATATCATAGTTTTTTTCCTTTTGGATCAACTATATCGTAGATAGTATACTTGAAAGTAACATCTGCTGTAAAGTAATTTATGTCACTCTCTGTAGCATCAAATTCCAAAGATGTCAAGTATACTGGAAATAAATCTCTGAATTTTACAACAGCAATATCATTATAATTGCTGTTTAGAATATGAAGTGAACCATCACTATATTGTTCTTTCTTATCTCTTTGCCCTTCTTCGTTTTTAGTTATATCAATAAATTGTTGTGGTGATTCTGGAAAACCTAATCCAGTTAACCAATTATGAATTTTCATATAATTCTCAAGATTCTCATCAACTAAGAATCTTATATTTAATTCACCATAAGTAAGTTTCTCACCAGGAATATCAATATCCTTAAGGTAAGTTGATTCTATTGCAGTTCCTAAACTAATGTCAGGAATACGTGCAGTATTAGAAAAAAATGAAACTTTAGGGTACTTTGATAGGGAAAATTTAAACCCTACTGGAGCAAGAAAGTTTCTATTCTTGATTTGGTTGGCTAATGCTGAACCTATTGATGTCATTATTCTCCTCCACCATTTCCACCATTTGAACCGTTGCCACCGCCACCGTTGCCATTACCGCCACCATTAGCAGTCCCATTAGATGACTTTCCATTCTGTCCATTTTTTGTATCCTCATCAGGCTCAATATATCCACCCCTACCTACATGATATCCACGAGGAGGAACAGAACATTTTTTACCATCATAATATTTTCCAGGAGGACATCTTTTTAAAGCTGCCTCCTCAATAAACCTATCAAAATCTTTCATTAGTCGATAATTTGTTCATACCATTGTTCACTCATACCCATTATAATACTATCTGCAGATTCTGCATTCTCAGCATAACCTTCATCAATAAGATGCTTTACAATCTTATCATGACGTTCTACTGCTTCTTTATACTGTTTAGGAGTCGGTTTCATTTTTAATTTACCTATTGAGATATTTATATTATAGTCCGTACTTTTCAGCTGCTATAGGACATGCTGCCTTTACAACTGCAGTTAACTTAGTAAGTTCATCACCACCTGTTGAACCACTTGATGCTCTTGAATCACATTTTGCTGCAATTTCTGCAACTGCTTTTTCCAATGCTGCAAGTCTATCTTCAACTTTTTTTTGAGTAGCACCTGTAGGGACTGGATGTGCCTGTGCTTCCAATGCTTTTAGTCTTCCCTCTACTTCTACATCATATTTTGACATAGATGCACCAGTTGCGGAAATCGATGCTTTTCCTTTAGCCATGATTAATTGTAAACTCTACATTTTATTTAGACAAAAAAAGAGGACTCTTTCGAGTCCTCCTTTGAAAAATATGTAATATCCGAATTACATGAGGTTCTTAACAGCAACACGTCTGTAGTAACGGTTAGAACTAACCTTAAGTCTACCAAGACCTTGGCTATCAACATTACCTTCAGCGAATGGGTTTGAAACAAGACCGTATCTTGTCTTAAATCCGATTTTTGGCTGGAAGCTGTTCTCTCCAACTGCACGAACCATCTGTAGAGGAACGTATGGGCAGTAGAATAATCCAGCGTCGTAAGGTGATGAACCTTTATATCCAATAACGTAGTACTGCTCTGCAGTCTGGTTAGATGAATATGGGTCGATGTATACTCTATACTTACCTTGAAGTACACCAGCAAATGTATTGCCTGTGTCATCAACATTAAGGTTAGCATTAAGTGCAGGGGTGTAATCAAGAACACCTGCCATTGTGAGTGCAGAAGCAACGTCAGCAGAGCAGAGGATCATGTTACCCTTTCCACGACGAGTTTGCTGTGCGATAGCGTTAGCATCTCTTTCGATCTGGAAGATAAGTCCCTTGAACTTCTCAACTGACCATCTACCGTTAGAGTCGATGTCTAGGTCAAATGTACCACCTGTGGCAACATTAGCCTGAGCACCAGGAACAGCAACGTTATAGATTGTTCTAATAACTTCTCTGTTGATTTCAGCAAGAATCTCAGTAGAAAGAATGTTGGCAAGTTCTGCCTCTGCATTCAATCCGTGGATTGCTTTCAAGTCTTGAGCAAGTTCTAGTGAGTACTCAGCTTTCAACGCACGTGACTTCGCAGTAACGGTGACTTTCTCGATTGAGAATGCCATTTCGTTGAAATTGTTAGCACCAGCATCTCCAAGTGCTTCAGCAGCTGCCGTTCCCATTGCCTGACCTACGTTGTAGGTTGTAGCATCGCCAGTAGCAGGGAATGTGCCGTCAAGTGCACCAGGATTAGTACCCTGTTGGTTAGTTGTACCTAAACCAACTGCCTTCTGGACCATATCGCCAGTACCAGTCTTATTAAATCCTGATGACTGACCAGAGAATGCAGTATCTGCTTCGTTGTAGAATGCTTCTTCTCCACTTTGAGAAGCGTATCTAGAACGCATTGCGAAGATAAGTCCAGTTGGACCATTCATTGGTTGAACACCAGCTAGGTCATAAGCGACCAAGTTTGGCATTGCACGACGAATCAGGCTGATAAGCACTGGATCGAAGTTGTTTACTCCACCGTTAGCAACGGAGTTAGTAGGAGCTGCTTCACTAAGAAACTCTTGCTCCTCCTTTAAAGTCTTTTCTTGGTTCTCCAGAAGAACTGCGGTCACCATTCTCTTATGAGAATCTGTTATTTTTTCTTGACCATCGTGGTCTAGAATTGGTGCCCATTTCTCCTGCAGTTGTTCAGCATTGAACGCTTGCATTTGATTTTTACCTTTTACTAAAAGTTTGTTTGTTTGATCTTATAATTTAAAATCACGTTTTCGAAACTCTACCCAGAGTCTGAAGATATGTTTCCATCAAGCCAGACGGTGCTGCTTGAGGTGCCTCGGTACCTTCAGAAAGATTTTCTGAATGATTTCTTGGAGTGCCAGGATTAGCTGGGAAATATGATTCCCTCAGTGTACCAAGCTTCTCACGGTATGTTTCTTCACTATCAAACTCAACACTTTCGGCAAGAGAAGCAAGTTTTTCCTTTTGGGAAACTGCAAGACCTTCTGATACATCCGCTAGGATAACATCAGCAGTCGATTCTGATAACCTTTTTGTTAGAGCAACGTTTTTACCAATTTGCTCGTTGAGTTTATCTTCCATTTCATCAAGTTTTTCTACCATACTATTAAGTACATCATATTTTTCTTCAGGGATTGTTACATAATGATCTTCAAAAAGACCTTTCATTCCAGTTAGGAATGATTCAGTCATTTCTGTCTTAAGTCCGTGCTCTACTGCAAGTTGATTTTCTTCCAACCACTCTTGAGCAACATATTCAAGATAAGCATCAGATCTATCTTCGATTTCTTCTTTGATAGATGCAACCTGTTCGGTTAATGATTGCTCATACTCTTTCTTAAGTTCTTCTTTTAATTCAGAAACCTTAGACTTAATTGCGGTTTCGAATATTGTACGTGCCTTTTCTTGGAACTCTTCGGAAAGTTCTTCTCCAGCAATAAGAGCATTGATGTCTTCTTCAACGTCAATTTTCTCTTCTTCTTTCTGCTCTTCGGCAACGACTTCTTCTTCAGTAGTCTCTTCTTCAGAAACTACTTCTTCAGTAGAAACTTCTTCTTCAGCAACTACTTCATCAGTAGTTACTTCGTCCTCGGCAACAATTTCTTGATTGTCTTTTACTTCAGGATCATCCCCTTGCTTAAGTGTTCCAGGAGTTGCATTTCCACTAGGAATTGCTTGATCTCCAGCTGTTGCTTTTGCATTAACAACATCCCTCACTTGCTTAAGTGTTTTACCTGGTGTATTCAACTTATTAGAGTTGTCATCAGGTTTAGAATTTTCTGGGGTTGGCCCACCTAGATCTTCCCAAGTAGCAGGAGTACCACCTGTGGTTAACTTCTGCATTGGTTCTCCAGGCGCAGCGTTTTTAGTTACTACGTTTTCCATTTCTTGTAAATTGTTACCAACGGACATTTGTTTTAGATATTTTAATTAATCTGTATTTATTTATAGAACTTATAGATTTGAGAGAAAATCGTTAAATAAGTTCAACTTGTGTTCTTCAAGTCTTTTTTCACTAACTAGTGTATTAATACGCTTCTGAGTATTTGTTGCTAGTTGTTCACGAAGAATCCCTCCATCCCAAATCCACTCTTTTCCTTCCATAATTCCAGATACAAAAGCATCAGGTGCAGAAGGATCTGCAACTATATCGGCAGCAGTTGCTAACATAAAATCTTCACCTACAACTTTTATTCCATCCTTATCTTCTTTTAATGAACCAACACCACGAGAAGAAACTCCAAGAGTTACACCTTCTGCAATAAGAGATTTTGCAATCTTACCCATTGGTGTTTCAAGTAGTTGTGCCTTACCCATAAAGTTATTACCCTTTTGTTCAAGAGAAACAATTTTATGTGATACACGATCAAGGTTTACTGTAGGACCATCTGGATGACCAAGTTCACCAACAGCACGTCCTTTAGAAACAAAACTTTCATTATATCTTTCAACTTCTTTTGCAAGAGTGTTTACTGGATACATTCTTCCATTACGATTTTTGAGATCTCCTTGTAAGAAAACCCCTTCAATATACATTTTCTTTTTAGCACCTTTTCCTTCAGTGATAAATTTTACACTTGAAATTTCTTCCGTAATGAGTTTCATTATGCGTCTCCTGAAATTTGTACTTGTTGAACATATAAACCTGAAGCAGTTCCTTTTGCTGCTACCTGGAAAACATCTCTCAGTTCACCTTCGCCATCAGTGATTGGTCCCACACTGGAAGTATCATGAGCAAGAGTAAGTCTCGTACCAAAATATCCAGGATCTCCATTAGAATTACTACTGAAGGAACCATCAAGAACTGAAACAACTGTAAGTCCTATTCCTGAAGTTCCACCATTAGCACCAGTAGGAACAATTCCAGTTAATTGAACTTTATCTCCGACTTCAAATGGACTTCCACTTCCTCCAGGGAAATCAATTGTAGTGGTTGTTCCTGTTGTGACACCAACAACTTTCTGTGATTTTGGTCTACCAATACTTAGTGTTGCGGTTCCACCAGATGGAACATAATAGTCAGAATTTAGAGCAGTAGGATCAAGTCCAACTACTACATGTGCATCTCCACCAAGTGCATGTACTCTAACAGTATCGGTGAAATGAGTTATGATGCCAGATGTGGCTGATGCCGTAGCAACAGCAAAAGATACTCCACTTCCTACTGGTTTATGTGCCATTATTCTTGATCCTCGGATGATTGTTGTGTATCAGCAAACATAGAAGATGCTACAATAGGTTTATGATTATCAACCTTTTGAGCAGCTTTAGTATATAATACGTCTTTAATTTTATCACTGATATCAGATGCTGCTTCATCAGCAGCAATCAAATTGACGATTTCTTCCATGAAAATTTAATATAATCCTATTCTTTATTTATATCTCTGCCTTCTTAGTGTCTTTTCCTAACTGAGCATTAGTAATTCCACCATCAATTTCTGGTTCCATTGGGACTTCACCCATCATACCCATTTCACCTTCAGGTGGTAATGGTTCTCCAGTTATTGGATCTATTGCAGCAGGATCAGGAATAATACCATCAGCAATTTCTTTTTCTATTTGCTCATCCTGTTCGATAATTTCTCCATCAGTCTGTCTAAGAACATTCTTACGAACCCATTCTTGTGAATAGAATCTTCCGATATAAGGTTCTATAGTAGCAAGAGTACCTAATCTCTCATTCATCATCTCAGTTTCTTTAAGTTCAGCAAACTGATTATCATATAAGAAATCATATTGGATATGCTCACTAATTAATTCCCAATCTTCAGGTGTAACGATATTCTTAAGAATCAATTGAGTTTTAAGCATATCTGTGAACATATGTGCAAAACGCTTTCTCAAACGTCCTACAAATTTAGAGAATTTTAATTCATCTCTTAATATCTCAGATGAACGACCTAAATTAAAACCACCTTCTGCGGCAATTCTAGATTCTGGAACACCAAGTGCTCTATAAAGTTTCTTCTGGAAATATTCAATATCAGCAAGTTCTCCAAGATTTTGTCCACCTGGAAGTGTTGTAATTTCAGTTCCTCTACCACCTTCTCTTCTAGGTAACCAGAAATCTTCCATCATAGACATGAACTTTCTGTCATCTCTAATTTCACCAGTATTAGCATCATAAACTAACTTATTACGATAGCGACTCATTACCTCTTTAAGGTATTGTTCTGCCTTAACTTTTGGTAAATTACCTACATCGATGTAGAAAATTCTTCTTTCTGGTGCTCTTGATAATCTGTATATAACAAGACTATCCTCAATCATTCTAAGTTGATTAAGTGCCTTAATTGCTTTATGAAGATATGAAAGAACAGTTCCTTTATTCCTATCAACTAATCCTGAAGTTACATAAGTAACTGAATCCTTTGCAATTTTTATACCTTTACTTCCATTACTTCCACCACCCATATTACCAGCAGGATAAGTTGCTTTGGGTGTATATAAGAAATATTCTTCTATCTCAGGTGACATAGCCTTAGAAGAATCAGTCTCACTATTCATCTTCACATTCATATAATCATTCTTATTTTTTCTTTTCTCCTGCCTAACAAACTTTATCTTCATAGGATCGATATATCTCAGATCCTGTATTCCATCTTGAGGTTTTTTAACATCAATAACCTTCATATAAAATAATCTACCATCCACATACCAATTTCTAAGTATTTCGTGGGATTTTTTATCAAAATCTAATATTTCTTTAATACTTTTAAATTCTTCTCTAATTATTTTCTTTAGTTTATCACTAGCATTTAAGTTAGAAAGTTCAATTTCAATAGGAGAATCATATAAATCACTAACGATTGCCTCGTTAATAACATCTTCAATAGCACCATCACACTCTGGATGTAATGCCATTTCCCTATATCTTTTTATTAAATCGGATTCTGTCCGATATACACCTTCAATATCAATATAAGATCCATAAAAGGAACTAGAAATAAAATTATCAACCCCGTCCTCATTGTTCTGAGGAACGGGGGATATTACAGAAGGTGATTTCTTTTCTTTGTCTCCAATAGAAAAGCCAAAAAGTCTTGCCATTGTATAATGTTTTTCCTACTATTATAGCACTATTTAGACGATATCTTCACCGCCAGCTGAGACAGAAGTGCCTTTATAAGCCTCCCACCACTGAACTTGTAGTTCTACAGTGAACTCTTCAAGAGTATCAGTTGTTTCGTAACTTAGATCTATAGTAGAAATATTGGTTGGGAAAATATCCCAGAACTTGTAAGATCTGAGTACACTTCCATCACGATCTAGTTGCTTAACAACAGCATCTTTTTGATATGCTTCTGGATCAACTACTCCAGTAGCATCAGACATTCTGTTAATAACATTCATCCACTTTTCAAAAGCAGAACGAATAGAGAAGTCTGTGTCATTAAGAACTGTAATAGTCCAAGTTTCGAATGTTCTATCTCCAGCAATTTTTAAAATACGACCCCTAAATGGGACATCAATTGGAGCAATGGTAGATGCGGGTAAAGCAGCTGCCTTAACCAAAAACCTAGATTTCTGTAAGACATCATTATCAATCGCAACTGCATTTGGAAATGCTAATTCGACTTCGAATAGATTGGGTCTAGCACCCCCACCAGATAATCTACTCTTGAAATCACTGATGGTTCTTAATGGGGTGGTGTTTAGTTGTTGACGTGTTGCCATAGTTTTTTATACCTCTTTGTAATTAAGTAGAATTAAACGTTACCAATTACTTCTTCAAAAGCAACACCAGTTCTGGTGGCAACGAAGGTTAGACCGATGAAGTTAATCGACCTTGCTGGTTTGATGAAGATGTCAGCCACAAACTCATTATTATCTATAACAGCTGCGGTGTTATTTGTCTCATCACAAATAACAACATAGTCTGTAATACCTCTCTTTGCCTGAACATCACGTAAGAAAGGTTCGACGATATTTACAAAGTTTGTTCTTGTAATCTCATCGTTAAATTCAAAGAGTTGATCCTTAGCAGCAGAAGAAATAGCATTTTCGAGATATAAGAATAATCTACGAACATTGATTCTATCAAATGCTGATGCTCTTGCAAGTCCAGTCTTATCACCGAATAGAACAATTCCTGCTCCTGGTGAGAATATTACTGGGTTAACTCTATTGGAATATAAAATATCCCTTTGTGCTTTAGATGGATTGTATGTGAGTTTTACTGCATTAAGGACTGCTCCTCTTGCAGTTCCTGCTGGTGAGAACCAAGGGAAGTTGGTGATATCAGTTCTAACACATAATCCTGCGATATCTCCATTTAATGGAACATATCTAAAGGCATCATCAAATCTATCGTACATATACTTGTATCCACTGTCGAATACTGCATATGATGAAGATGATAATGGTGAGTAGAATCCAATAACATTAGTTGTTATTGTCTCATCATTATTGACTGTAACAGATCCAACTGAAGTATCAGTCAGGAATGCTCCTCTATATGGACTAATGAATGCCAGTGCATCCTTTCTAAGGTCAGCAACAGCAATAACTTGATTTGCTAGTGACTGTGCTTCTTCCTTAACATGATTTCCAGATCCCATAAGTAGGAAATCTATCGCATAATTATCAGCATTCTCAAAGAGTTTATAACCAGTTGCTAATTTAGCAACGGATGCTGTTAAACCTCCTGTTGTTATAACACCAACTGTACCGTCAGCATTTAGATTTCTCTTGTAATCTTCACCGTTGACAATTTTATAATTCTTAACACCAGTTGAACCAAAAATGATTCCATCTGCATCTTGATCCCATGCTTGGTCTGCTTGCTGAGTCCAACCTAAACTGAATCCAGATGTAGTAATTCCTATAGGAGCTCCTCCACCAAAGATGTAGGATGAATTATTCTTAAGGTACTTTCTCCAGTAAGAAGGAGAACCAGCTGAGAATTCAGCATCTTTTGCCTTAGAAAGTCCTAGATGTTTTTCAAGAACCGTTCCAGCATTTCCACTAACCTTTCCTTCACCATCAATGACTAAAATATGAAGTTCATCATTTCTAGCACCTCTATCTGTAGCAAAATCTGTAGTAGTTGGTCTATCAACTACAGAATTCCATTGAATAGATGTTATTGTACTTGCTACTCCAGGATTACCTGATGAAGTGTAAAGAACTTGTTGATCGAACCAATCAGAAGCAGAATGAACAGTAGATCCTAAAGAAG